GGATTACCTGTCTTTACAAACCCGAAAAATCCAGTCAAAACAATTGATGGTGGAACTATTACAACAGGAGTTATCCAGCACTGGAACAACGAAGTTGAAGGATTAAAGCATGATCAAGACGCACTAAATGAATACTACAGACAGTTTCCAAGAACAGAAGCTCATGCTTTTAGAGATGAAACAAAAGATAGCTTATTTAATTTAACTAAAATATATCAACAAATAGATATTAATGAAGAATTAAATAATATATCATCAGTTGCTCGAGGTAGTTTTCAATGGTTAAATGGAGTAAAAGATACTCAAGTAGAGTTTTACCCAAATAAAAATGGCAGGTTCCTAGTTTCTTGGGTGCCACCGTTAAAACTGCAAAATAATATAATTACAAAAAATGGTAGCAAATATCCTGGCAACGAACATATTGGAGCATTTGGCTGTGACTCTTACGATATTAGCGGTACTGTTGATGGTCGCGGCAGTAAAGGAGCATTACATGGATTAACTAAGTTTTCAATGGATGACGCTCCACCTAATCATTTCTTTTTAGAATATATTGCTAGACCACAAACAGCAGAAATATTTTTTGAAGATGTACTCATGGCGTTAGCTTTTTATGGTATGCCTATACTAGCTGAAAACAATAAACCAAGATTATTATACTATTTAAAACGTAGAGGTTATAGAGGTTTTAGTATGAATAGACCTGATAAAATATATAATAAGCTTTCCGTAGCTGAAAGAGAAATAGGTGGAATACCTAACTCAAGCGAAGATATTAAGCAAGCACACGCTGCTGCTATTGAATTTTATATTGAAAACTACGTAGGTCAACTAGAAAATAAAGTTGGTGATATGTATTTTCAAAAAACTTTAGACGACTGGAGTCGATTTAATATTAATAACAGAACTAAATACGATGCTTCGATAAGTTCTGGGTTAGCCATTATGGCTTGTAATAAAAATAAATATAGACCTGTTCCAACTCGAGTTAAACAAGATATTAATTTAGGAATACGTAGATATAACAACAAAGGATCTATTTCACAAATAATATAATAAATGGCAAAAATTACAAATACTTACAGTTCTTTTCCAGATCAGGTTGTACCTGATGAAGTTAAGCAAAGCATGGATTATGGCCGCCAAGTTGGTATGGCTATTGAGGGTGATTGGTTTAGCGGAACTAGATCAGGAGTTGAAAATAGATTTAACACTAACTATAATAATTTTAGGATGCGTAGGTTGTATGCAAGAGCAGAGCAACCTGTACAGAAATATAAAGATGAATTAGCTATCAATGGTGACTTAAGCTACTTAAATTTAGACTGGAAGCCTGTGCCTATAATACCTAAATTTGTAGACATTGTTGTTAATGGTATGGATGACAAGTTATATGACATTAGAGCTTTTGCTCAAGATCCAGAGTCAAGACGTATTAGATCTAAGTATGCTGAAGACATATTGAGAGATATGCAAGCTAAAGAATTTTTAAATGAAATACAAAGCGTCTTAAGCATGGATTTATTTAATACAGATAATCCTGAAGAGCTTCCAGAAAATAAAGATGAGCTTGATTTGCATATGCAACTAAGCTACAAACAAGCAAGCGAAATAGCATGTGAACAAGCTATCAATAACACTTTAGAGTTTAATAGATATAATTTAAAGAAAAAACGTGTAATAGAAGACTTAGTAATATTAGGTATTGGTTGTGTAAAAACGAACTGGAATAAAGCAGAAGGAGTTAAAGTAGATTACGTAGATCCATCTAAGTTAGTTTATTCTTACAGTGAAGATCCAAACTTTGAAGATCTTTGGTATGTTGGAGAAGTAAAAGCATTATCATTAGCTGATTGTAAAAAACAATTTCCTAACTTAACTGATTCAGAGTTACAAAGATTACAAGAGTATCAAGGTAATGGTAATTTTTTATACAACTACAATGGTAGACGTGATGGTAATTATATTTATATATTGTATTTTGAATATAAAACTTATAGTGAACAAGTTTTTAAAATTAAAAAGACTGCTACAGGTTTAGAAAAAGCTTTAGAAAAGCCAGATACATTTAATCCAGAAGAAAATGATAACTTTGATAGAGTTAGTAGATCAATAGAAACACTTTATACTGGTGCTAAAGTTTTAGGATATGACATGATGTTAGACTGGAAGCTTGCTGAGAATATGACTAGGCCAAAGTCTAACTTAGTAAAAGTAAACATGAACTACAATATATGTTGTCCTAAAATGTATAATGGTAGAATAGAAAGCTTAGTAAGTCGTATGATGGGTTTTGCTGATATGATACAGTTGACTCATTTAAAAATACAACAAGTAATATCCAAAGTAATACCTGATGGTGTTTATTTAGATGTAGATGGTTTGGCAGAAGTTGATCTTGGAAATGGTACAACATATAATGCTAAAGAAGCTTTAAATATGTATTTTCAAACTGGTAGTATATTAGGTAGATCAATGACTACTGATGGTGATCCTAATCCAGGTAGAATACCAATACAAGAATTAGTTAAAAGTGATGGTGGTGGAAAGATACAGTCTTTAATATCTACATATCAGTATTATCTTCAAATGATAAGAGATGTAACAGGACTTAATGAAGCTAGAGATGGTAGTATGCCTAACTCAGACTCATTAGTAGGTTTACAAAAACTAGCTGCTGCTAATTCAAACACAGCTACTAAACATATATTAAATTCTTACTTATACTTAACGGTTAAGACTTGTGAAAATATAGTGCTTAGAACTTCTGATAGCATTGAGTTTGCTTTAACAGAAGAAGCTTTAAAAAATAGTATATCTACGTGGAGCGTAGGTCAACTGCAAGACTTGTCAAATATACACTTATACGATTTTGGTATTTACTTTGATTTAGTACCAGATGAAACAGAAAAAGAACAGTTAGAAGCTAATATACAAGCATCACTTCAATCAGGTAGTATAAACTTAGAAGATGCAATAGACATTAGACAAGTTAAAAATTTAAAGTTAGCTAATCAAATGATTAAGCTAAAACGTAAAAAAGCTGCTGAAGCTGCTCAGGCTGCTAATTTAGCAAACATACAAGCTCAAGGCCAGGCAAATGCTCAAGCTTCTGAAGCTGCTGCTCTTGCAGAGGTTCAAAAACAAGAAGCTCAATTAGATACCAAACTTAAATTTGAAAAAGGTAAGTCTGGTTACGAAATAGAAAAAATGAGAGTAGAAGCTCAAATTAAACGTGAGCTAATGGATCTTGAGTTTAATTACAACATGCAATTAGGTCAGCAGAAGATAAACAGAGAAGCTGAGCGTGAACAAGATATTGAAAACAGAAAAGACAAAAGAGCTAAAATAATAGGCACTCAACAAAGTGCTATAGCTGATCAAAAGCAAAACAACTTATTACCCATAAATTTTGAAAATAATCAAGATTTAAATATTTAATAACTTATATTATATTATATTATGTCAAAAGTAAAAACAGAAGCAGAGGTGGATTCAAAGCAACCTTTGAAAATGAAAAGAAAACCTGGTAGACCTAAAAAGTTAACACAGGAAAAGAAAGTAACTAAATTAGAAATAAAAGAAGATGCCGTTCCAGAGCAAAGCACAGGAGTCGTGGATGCGAATAAACAAACCGAAAATGTGGAAAAAGTGGAGGAGAGAGCACCCGAGCCAAGACTTGAAGAAATTACCAAAGAGGTCGAAGACAAAAATGAGAACAAGGAGATCGAGGTAATAAATGAAAAACCTGTAGAAGAACAAGCTAAAGATCTTCAAAAACAAGCTAAAGAAGCAATAAGAGATGAAAGAGTTTCTGGTACACAACTACCTGAAAATGTAGAAAAGCTAGTTACGTTTATGAACGATACAGGAGGAACTGTAGAAGATTATGTTACTTTAAACAAAGATTATAGCAAGTATGACGATAAACTACTTGTTAGAGAATATTATAAAAAGACTAGACCGCATCTTAATGATGAAGAAGTTTCTTTCATTATGGAAGATAACTTTTCTTTTGACGAAGAAGCGGACGAAGAAAGATTTGTACGTAAGCAAAAGCTTGCATACAAAGAAGAAGTTGCGAAAGCCAAGAACTTTTTAGAGCAAATGAAGAGTAAATATTATGATGAAATCAAGTTGAGGCCATCTGTTACTAATGAGCAGAAAAAAGCTATGGACTTTTTCCAACGATACAACCAAGAACAACAACAAATAACAGCTAAAAGAAACGAGTTTGTAAACAATACAAAAAACTTTTTTCAAGAACAATTCAAAGGTTTTGAATTTAATGTCGGAGAAAAAGCTTTTAGATACAGTGTATCAAACCCGCAAGAAATGATAAATAGCCAAACTGATGTTTCTAAATTTATTAGTAAATTTACTGATAAAGAAGGTAACATAACAGATATGGAAGCTTATCATAAAGCTATTTACGCAGCTAGAAATGCAGATAGATTAGCACAACATTTTTATGAGCAAGGTAAAGCCGATGCTACTAGAGATGTTATTGCAAAGTCTAAAAACATTAACAATGAGGCTAGACCAGTTTCTACTGAGTCAGTAATGCCTAATGGCTGGAAAGTAAAAGCAATAACTGGAGTTGATAGTACGAGGTTGAAAATTAAGAAAAAATCATAATAAAAAAAATACAAAATGAGTTTTGTAACAGGAGGATCGTTCCCTGCATCAATTACGCCAATGCCAAATCAGGTTACCGTACAGGATAACTATATTGATTTTGCTGACACTAATTTTGATACATGGGCACAACAATATCTACCTGAGCTTTACGAGCAAGAGGTAGAAAGATATGGAAACAGAACATTAGCTGGTTTCCTACGAATGGTTGGCGCTGAAATGCCAATGACATCGGATCAAGTAATTTGGTCTGAACAAAATAGATTACACATCGCATATGATAATTGTGCTGTTGCAGCTAACGCTGGTTCAAGTATTACAATTACTATTACGCCTGGTGCAGATAACCCAGCTACTTCAGCGATTAGAAACGGTAACACGATTTTAATTACTGATAACGGTACAGGTTTATCTTCTGCTAAAGCTTTAGTAACTGATAGAACTTCTGGTGGTACTACAAATGGTTACACAATTGATTGTATTGTATATGAAACTAATGCTGCTGGATTGCCTGCTGCTATTACTGGAGGCGCTTGTAGCTTATTCGTATACGGATCTGAATTTCCAAAAGGAAGTAATGGAATGTCTGGAGCTATTGAGCCAGGTTTCACGAGATACTTTAACTCACCAATTATCTTAAAAGATAATTATGAATTAAGTGGATCTGATACTGCTCAAATAGGTTGGATCGAAGTTGCTACTGAAGACGGAACATCTGGTTATTTATGGTACTTAAAGTCTGAGTCTGAAACAAGATTAAGATTTGAAGATTACTTAGAAATGGCTATGGTTGAA